CCTCGTCTTCTTCGGCAGCAAATTCCATTTCGCCTGCTTCTGCTTCTGCTTCCTCGCCTGGCTCTTCAAATTCCGCTTCTTCGCCTGCTTCGCCTTCTTCTCCTGAGACAGCAACCTCTACTCCAGTGTGAGCACTGATAGCATCAGCGATTGCCTTGACCAACCCTGCAATATCACCTCCTGCGGCGGGTGGTTCTTCAGCCATATCCATCTCTCAACAACTTCTTCATCAACAACTTCTTCGTTGACTTCTTCCTCTTCTTTGACATACGTTTCACTAACGAAATTATCCGACAAAGGAGTGAGGTTAGCCAACTTCATAAATTGACGAACCGAACCTTCTTCTAGTAAACTTTTCTTAGACATATTTCACTTTCTCCCTTTAAAGTACCATCATTGTGGTATAGAAATTCCAAATCACTAATAAGTAGTATTCAATATTAGAAAAATCCTTTTCATCTCTCAGTAACAGACAATCTTTTGCCTACCTTTTTGAGTGCCTTATCCTGAATCTGCTTTACCCTTACATAACTAATCTTTAGTCTGTCGGCAACCTCATGCAGAGTCATGTCACCATTCCTCTTGATTGATATCAGAGCACAATTATATTCCTCTTCATGATCAACCCACATCCGACACTCTTTCTCTTTGCATTTGGTGTCTTCGCTCATACATTTGCTGGCACATCCTCTCATAAATCCATCTCCTCTTCAAGCATATCAAACATATCCTCTATTTCATCTTCCGACAGCCTAAACTTCTTATTTGTATTATGAGACATTTTTCTCTCTTTGTCAAGTATTTTCTGCTTACTTTTCACATAAAGATTTTTCCTTTTCTTAAAGTGATGCTACGACCCCCCTAAAAAACTGACGCTTTGTGATTCCCTCGTGCTTCAACTTGATTAGCAGATTGGCATAAGTGGTATCCGCGTCTTCAAACCCAATAATCACTTGCCTAAACTCAGTATTTCATCAACCAGACCATACTCTAGGCATGTCTTTGCATCAAACCATAGATCATGCTTAAGAATATCGGAAAGTTGCTTCTTGGGAATTTGAGTGTGCTTTGTATAGATTGATTTAATCGTACTCATAAGCACTTCGTTATTCCTCATGTCATCTTTTAGTTCCTCGTATTTGCCCCACATCCCAGAAGACAACTGATGTATCAACATAAACGAGTTCTCTCGTATATATCTCTTATCAGCCACCACACTCATGATAGTTGCAGCAGAGGCGGCACATCCCTCAACAATAGAATGGGTGGGGCACGATGCAGCAAGGATGCTATCAACCGAGGGCACGATGCAGCAAGGATGCTATCAACCGACGAGAGTCCGGCAAATACACTGCCGCCATAAGAGTTGATGTGTATGTTTATTGGTGGGGTTGGCACTCCATAGTTGTGTGCTGTCGCCACCATCGCATCGGATAACACCTGGACACCCTTGTTGAATGCCAAACACTCTGGTCGGGTCACCTCTGAATAGAAGTATATCCTATTGTTGGTCACCGATACCTGGTTTTCGCTACTTTCTGGTCCATTATATGGATCATCCTCAGCGGATCCCCTTCCCCAATATTCATTTTTCATATCTCTTCTTCTCATTTCTCCTCCATCATAACGCTCTCAACAAGCGAAGTTGCTTTTCTCCAACAATCAGGGCAATAAAGTCTTACAATGCTCTCTTCTTCCCTCACAACAACATGCCACGACATTACCATGTCTTTATCTTTCTTATTGAAAGGTGCCAAGCAAGCACTACACTCGTCTGGAAGCCTATCGAACATATTCATTTTTTGCTGTAAGTCTTTCTTTGCCTGCTTTTTAGAATTCGTAACCCTTTTTATTTTCTTCGGCATAATTTAAATCCATTAATCTAAGAATCTCGTTTATCTCTTTAATAAGGGATGTATGTTGTTTTGTCCATCCACTGTATTTTGTACCTTCATGATCGGGGTCGCCCAACTGACCTGTTTTTGCCCGTATAGAGGCGTGTATAAGTTCATGAACGAAAGAGGTATCATATATCCTCTGCGGTGCCTCCATCATCATAACTATATGCCCACGGTCTAGCGTAAGCCCAATCGCTCTTCCTTCTTGGATAAAAGTTCCATCAACCCTGTATCCGTTCCTGAACTGCATAGCGTTTTTACGCCACTCAATCAGTATGTTGTTTAAGTTATTTAATACTACATCGGCGGGATCTCCAAACCTCTGATGCCAATTGATATAAAATACTTGCAGAGCTAGGGAGACATCGTATGGATCCGGTATGCTGCATTCTGCCTCTATCTGGTATGAAAACTTCCATCCCGGTATCCTCGTTATCTCGTTCCTGGAGGTACAGTCATAGTCTTCCCTTTTCTTGATATCTCCTCCGAGTGACAGGCATCCGATGGCGACGAATATCAAAGTCACCAAGGCGAAAACAGGATAAAAGACTTTCTTATACACTATAAATAACTAGTGTGCTACCTATCAACAGTACCCATTTGTGGTGTTTGCCCTCCCGGATACCATTTGAAAACCACTACCGCAGAGGGAAATGGCGCTCCATTTGTGGCACCTCCAAACTTTAATCTTCCCTTCACAAAGAAAATCTGAGATGCTTTCATACAGTATTCGTGCCAATAAGAAGTATCAGTTCTTGCCGGTATAAGCATCACAACGGTAGTTTTATCCTTTTGCGACTCCTCATACCCCTTCTTTATCCACTTCTTTATGTCTCGCCCATAGGGCGGATTGACGAACACCGTCTTGCACGGGCCCCAATCTTTTAATAGTCCATCTTCTTCTTCAGTATAATAATTCTCACACTTGGCAGTTTCCTTGGTTGCGCACGGATCTAGATCAAAGTTAAAATCGCGATCTAACTTATCAAAGAAATCCTGTGGCGTTTCCCAGTTCATATCTTTGCTACTAAACATAACCTTCTTTGTGTGTTTATCCATTGTCAAAACCTTTCTGTGTTGTTGTTGGAGCGGGAAATGGGATTCGAACCCACGACTTCAACCTTGGCAAGGTTGCACTCTACCGCTGAGTTACCCCCGCAAAAAAGTGGGAGGGTTCAGCGATCCATCCTGCCCTCCCGGTCAGGATTATAAGCGTTGCTCTAAAAAGATGCTTTCAAATTCAAAGCAGCAACATGACTATTCTCAATATCACCAATACCAAGACTGGTATTAACAATTTCGCCCGTGGTTTGTAAAAAATACTCACCAACGATAGAATAGTCCTCATATAAGGTCACGGTAGACCCCAGAGTAACCCTGTTCTCACTAAATCCTGATGTCGTCAAGAAATGTTCCTCCGACAAATGAATGCCTAGTCTCACATTATACATATCAGGAAGAGTGTATCCCATGGTCGCCTTGTTTCGGATAGCAAATGAATCCAAACTATGCTCGGACAAGTCAGCACCAATCACCTCTTGGAGGCTCAGCCCCGTAGAGACGAACAAACCTTCGTAGTCCACGCCGGCACCTGCATCCAACTGAAGTCGATTAGAAACTTCTCCAGACTCACTGACATTCCTGGCGGCCGCCCCGAGTGTAAAATACTCGAAGATTTCCTTGCTCACCCCAACTTGGGTGTGGGCATAGGATGGCAACAGCGCGGGTCGCAAGTCAAGGAAGTTCTCCCTTACCTGCTCCTCTGCTGTAATCGTGACGCCAGCGACATCAACTTCTCCCGTGGTAGACAACCTTACATGAGATTGTGCAGAAACTGCACTACTCCCAATCAAAAATGTCGCCCCCAGGGCATATATTAAGTTTTTCATATTTTTCTCCTTTATCTCTCGCCTTCACCATCAAAATACATATCAGCATATTGAAGTTGTAATTGGCGAGGGACTTTGTTGTCGGTGCTACCCAGGGCACCATCTTTCCTGTCGCTCATCGCGATAGGATAGTAGTCGTACAGGTCTTTATCGTGTTTCTCAAAAGCCTTAAAATGTACAACTGGGTACATTACCACCTGAGCAATCTTGTCGCTCAGATAGATCGTTTGGGATCCTTTCCCAATATTGTGTAAGTTAACAAAAACCTCTCCATCATATCCCGGATCAATAACACACGCCCCAACAATCAAACTCTTCTTTGAAGCATTGCCTGAGCGGTTCTTCACCTCCAAGCAGTAACCATGAGGAATACCGAACTTGTATCCTGTCTGGAACAAGGCAGTCTCCCCTGGATCTAGTGTTATCTCTTTCCCGTCTTCTGGGTTGAAATACAAATCCAACCCCGCATCACTAGGGTTCGCCCGTGATGGCGGAATAACATTCTCTCTTACTCTAACATACTCTAAAATCATTTTTTATCCCCTCGACGAATAAAAGGGGATCTGCTTAGGAACAATGCTTACACTATCCCCCTCAATGT